TTAGGCGAGGTCGTGCGGTTCGCCCTGACCGGGGGTGCAGCAACGCTTGTCCATCTGGGCGCCGCGATTGGCCTTGTCCAGTTTGGCATGCTTCCGCTGATGAGCAACGCCGTTGCTTTCGTGATTGCCTTCATGGTCAGTTTCTTGGGTCACCATCTGTTCACCTTCGCCGGACATGGCTCGGCCGCGACCCAGACCTTCGGACGGTTCGCTGTGGTGGCGGCAATCGGATTTCTAGCAAATGAAACCGTCCTGTTCCTATTGCTGGGCATCGGCTTGTTTCGTCTCGAAGCTGCCGTTCTGATCTCGACCGTCTTTGCAGCTATCTGTACGTTCATCCTGTCGCGCACTTGGGCGTTTGCAGGGAGCGGTTGTGCTCGGGGCTGCGATAGGCCGAGCGGACGATCAGCGGCTTGCCGAGGCGATCACGCAGCGCCTGCAGTCTGTCGAGCGGCGGCGCGTTGACGAGCAGCTTGCCAGTGCCGCGGCAGGCGATTTCGGCTGGGCTGAAGTTCGGCCAGCGCCAGGCACCGTCGGGCACGTCACGCCAATGACGGTAGAAGGTCGTGGTCATACGCGTCCTCCAAACGGAAAAACCCGCCTTCGAGGGCGTGTGTTCTGAACAATTGATCGACGGCAACGCGCATTACGGCCCGCTGCCAAAGATCCTGAGCTTGAGAACGATGCCGGCGAGCAGCGTCAGCATCACGCCGGTTGTGATCATGCGGACTGCCGTCTGCATCGCGGTGCGGCGCACCAGTCGGATGCAGTCCACCAGGGAGCGGAGGTCGCGGATGTCGAGCGCGGCTTCATCGCCATCGAGGCCAAGGTCAGCGAGGGCCCGTTTCGCGCCTTGCTCGGCGGCCCGGACCAACAATGCTTCCAGTTCGGCATCCGACCGATCAGAACTGTGCGGTGTCATCGGCGCCTCCCGCATCCTACGCCTCTCACGCCTCGGCCAGCATCTCGAGATAGGCGCCGCCCTCACTGGGCCGAGGGTCTTCCTTCAGGTCGAAGATCACCGCATCGATGACGGCGCGCCATTCGGAGGTGATGGCGCGGGTCTCGGCGCTGGCACGGACCGTCAGGATAGCCGGCGACTTCGAGACCAGCCGTGCCTGCATGACGGCCTCGGAGCCGCGCAGGTAATGGACATGGCACCACAGGGTGAAGCGATCTTCCCATCCCTGGATCAGCATCCCGTCCGGATCGCGGATCATCACCGCCTCCTGGAAGGTGGCCCTGCGCCGCAGGCGCCCGGCAACCATGCTCACAGCCTGATCCTGCGATAGGGGGCGAGCAGCGCATCCACGGCCACGGGCAGCGCCGATGGGCTGGTGCCCAGACTGACGGCCGCCCGGTTCTCATACCAATGGGCGATCAGCAGCAGCATGGCCTGGCGGATGGCGACGGGGATCTCGGCGGGGGCGCCATAGCCCGCGGTGAAGGTGATCGCCGCAGGACGGCCAAAGCCCGCGAGAGGTCGCAACAACAGGCGTTGGTCCCGCCGGTCGATCCGGTAATCGAGATCGCCGCCCGCGGCATCGGTGAACACGGCGCTGTCGATCTCGCTGTCGGGAAACGGCAGCAGGATGGGACCGGTGACGGCATCCAGACCCATCTGCCAGTTTTGGGTCACCAGGCAGCGGCCGAGGATGCCGGCCGGCCCGTCGAGCCAGGCGGTGGCAGCATCGATATAATGCTGGATCAGCAGGTCCTCGTCCTCGTGATCGACCCGAAGCTGCGCCTTGGCCTCTTCCAGCGTGATCGGCGTGGCCGCGGGCGCGGTGATGCGGGTCAGCGTGAACATGGGCAAAACCCCCTGAGGCAGGGCACGGGCGGTCTTCACCGCCCGCGCAGTTATTGCAGCATCGAACTCAGGCCTGATCGGCCTGCGGGTTGATCCGGCCGTGACCCTTGATCACCAGGCCGGCAATCGGCGTGCCGGTGGCATGGGTGCCTTCAAGCGCCGCCAGCAGCTTCAGGTAGCGTTTGGTTCCGACATAGCCGAAGCGGTAAACGGCGGCGGTGGCGTGGGCCTCGACCAGCGCCTTGATGATGCCGCCTTCGCCCACGGTCGGGACACCCAGCAGGTCGGCTGCAGTCACCGCCTCATAGCTGCTGTCGTCATCGGAATGGGTCAGGATGAACTCGATCCTGTTGGTCGAGGTGAAGGTGATGCCGCCCGCGCCAATGGCGAGAATGATCTCGGCACCGTCATGACCGCGCAGATCAATGGCCACGGGGGTGCTGTCGTCGGTGAGCGTGGCCACGTCGATGGCCGCGGCCACCGAGAGACTGGAATGCAGATCCTTCATCGGATCCTCCTGTGCAGGAATGTGGGTGGGAAGACGCGGGCAGAACCCTGCCGCGCGCGCGCCTTGGTTCAGCCGGGCGATCAGCTGGCCGCGATCTTCAGCAGCTTGATGGCATCAAAATTCTGCACCCCGCCACCGACGCGCTTGGTGGTGTAGAAATGAACATAGGGCTTGTTGGTGAAGGGATCACGCAGCACCCGGATGCCGAAGCGGTCGACGATCAGATAGCCGCGCCGGAAATCCCCGAAGGCGATCGGGAAAGCTCCGACGGCAATATCGGGCATGTTGTCGTCATCGCTGATCGGATAGCCGAGCAGCGTCGCCGGCTGGCCAGCCTGGACCGGGGGCTGCCAGAGATAGAGTTCCTCGGTCTTCGACTTCAGCTTGCGGATCGCCGCCTGCAGCGAGCGGTTCATCAGGAAGCGCGCATTCTGCCGGTAGCCCTGCTTCAGCCCGTAGACGAGGTCGATCAGCGCATCGACGCCGTTATGGCTGGCATCGGTCAATGCTGCCGCCACGCCCGAGGCGGTGTAGCCGATCTTGCCCCAGGCGTAAGAGGCATTGGCGACCGTGTCATAGGCCAGGATGCCGCGGGGCCTGTTCACCCCGTCGCCGGTGATGAAGGCGGCAGCCTCGGCCTCGGCGAAGGCGGTCGAGACCTCCTCTGCCAGCCAGGCGGCGATATCGACACGGGCATCGTCGAGCAGGGTCTGGGTCGCGGCCGGGTTGGCGTAGATTTCCATTGCCGGGAAGGCCAGTTCCGCCAGGGTGGGCGTGGCGGTCTCGGGCCGGGCCTGGCGTTCGCCGACCCAGCCGGCTGCGGCCCCGCCCTGATTGACCAGCTTCTTGTAGCTGCCGGCCGAGATCGAGATGACGCTGGCGATCGACCGCATGGCCGAGACCGAGCCCAGCACCCGGTCGATAATCTGTTCCATCTGGTCGGGGACGACATAGCCGCCATCGGGATCGCTGTCGGTGCGGAGGGCGGCCTTCACCTCCAACTCCCGCAACCCGGCCTCGACCCCGCGGCGGAAGAACTGGTTGAAGGCGCGGGCGTGCTCGCGGGTCTCGGGGCTGTCCGCCCGATCTACGCTGCCGACACCGCCGCCGAGCCTGGCTGCCGCCAGCATGGCATTTGTCTCGTCGAGCGCGCCCTGAAGCCGGGTGATCTCGGCATTGATGCGCTCCACCTTCTCGGCCTGCACGACATCGGCGAAGCGGGCGTTGATGCCGTTGATCTCGGCCTGATGCTCGTCCTTGAAGGCGGCAAAGGCGCGGTTCAGATCGGCAAGGATGGCGTTCGCGTCGCCGGTCTCGGCACGCACGCGAACGGCCCCGTGGATGCGGGGCGATTTCTGGATGCCCATGGGCTTCTCCTTATGAGCGGATGATATCGATGAGCTGCCGGATGGCGCTCACGGGGATGCCAGCGTTCTGCGTGGCGGGTTCGGCAGCGTTGCGCGTGCCGGTAATCTGTTTCAGCATCGCGCGCCGCTCGCTGCGGGGGATGCCTTGCTGCGCCAGAGCCGCGTCGATGCGGCGCCGCGCCTGAATGTCGGGGCGCGACTGCGCGCCGCTCTGCGGTGACCGCGCGAGCGGGCCGGCGGCCGAACCCTCGACCATGCCGTCGGCCATCCCGGCCGTGATGGCCTCCTCGGCGCCGAGAAAGGTCTCGGCATCCAGCAACGCGGCAATCTCGACCTGTGACCTGCCACTGCGGGCGGCATAGATCCCGGCCAGCGCGGCATCGAATGTCTCGAAGAGCGCAGCGGCCTCAGCCATATCGTGGCGATTGCCGATCACCACGCCCCAGGCATTGTGCAGCATCAGGAAGCTGCCGGGGCTCATGTGGATCTCGTCCCCGGCCATGGCGATGATGGAGGCCGCCGAGGCCGCGAGCCCCAGCACCTCAACGGTGACCGCGGCCGGATGGGCGCGCAGCAGGTTGTAGATGGCAATGCCCTCGAACATGTCGCCGCCCGGCGAGTTGATCTGCACCGTCACCGCCTGCGGCCCGATCCTGCGCAAGGCCGCTGCGATCCGGCGCAGGCTCACTCCGCCGCCCATATCATCCTCGCCGATCACGTCGAAGATGGTGATGGTGCTGTCGCTCTCGGTGACGGAAGTGACCTGCGCGGCGACCGGCATTTCGGCCCAGCGGACCAATGCGTCTGATGGCGCATCGGCCTGGAACGCCGCGGGGCGCGGCAAGGCCGGTCCGGCAGGAAGATCACGCAGGCTCATCGGATGGTCCTTTCGGATGTGTGCGGCTCATGGCTGAGCAAGAAAGACCGGCAGTTTCCTGCCGCTCTCCGCGCCTCAGGCGCTTGTGATGGATAATCAGCGGCGGTTGTCGGTTATCTGCTCAACCAAGAGTATGACGGAGCAGACCCATGCGTATTTTCCAGAAACTGGCCGTATTGGCCGTCACCGCCGCCACTGTGGCCGCTGTGCCGGCCTCGGCAGACCCGGGACGGAGCAAAACCCATCATCGCGACCACTTCCGGACCAGCCAGGCAAGACACTGCCCGCCGGGGCTGGCGAAGAAGAACCCGCCCTGTGTTCCGCCCGGCCAGGCCAGAAAATATGACGATCGCAGGGATTATGATCGTCACCGGCACCATGAGCGTCACCGGCACCATGACCGCTACGGGGTCCGGATCGGCGATATCCTGCGGATCGACGATTACCGGGTCATTCGCGATCCTCGCAGGATGAATCTCGAGACCCGTGACGACTGGCGCTATTACCGCGATGGCCATCGCGCCTATCGGGTTGATCGCGAAACCCGGAAGATTCTCTCGGTCATCGAGTTGATCGACGCCTTTACGAACTGAGGCAGCGCCGGCTGCATTCCAGCCCCGAGATCAGGGATCGGCTTGGGCGTCGGGATCGATAGATTCGTTCTCCTCCTTCCCGGCTTCTGCGGTCATGTTGGGCGGCGGATAATAGATGTCGCCGCCGTCACGTGGATTCTGGTCCTCGAGCGCGCGGATCTCGTTGGGGCTCCACACACCCCATTGCAGACCCTTCACATAGGCCTCCCAGCGGGCCCGGATGTCGCCCTTGACGAGGGCTGCGCGGTTGAAACGGGCATAGAGCAGATCATCCGCGCCGATCAGGTCGCGGTCGATCGCCTCCTCCCACATGGTCAGGTGATCCTCGAGCGTATAGGCCACGAAGCCGATCGACTGCTGCTCGATGCCGGTGCCCCAGCTGGTGGACTTCTCGGTATCACCGATCATGTGCGGCGGCACCCCGAAGAACATGGCGATGTCGGTGCGGCTGAACTTTCTGCTCTCGATCCATTGCGCATCCTCGGCGGTCATCGCGATGCGGGCGTAATCCATACCTTCCTCAAGGATGAGGTGCTTGCCTTCCTGGTCACCGCCGGCGCGGAATGCCTCGAGCCCGGCCTTGAGATTGGCCACCGCCTCGGGTCCGAGCTTCTGCGGGTGCCTGAGCACGCCCGAGACCCGGGCGCCATTGCGGAAGGTGGTGGCGCCATGATCCTCCATTGCCAGCGCCAGCCCGATGGTCTCGCGGGCATAGGCGATGGGTGAGACCCCCCGCACCCCATCCAGCGTCAGCCCGACCAGATGCAGCACCTCGTCCTGCGCCAGCCGCAGACGCCTTCCATCGGGGCGGGTATAGAGAAAGCTCAGCGCCAGGTCCTTGTCCTGCACCACCTCGACCCGATCCGGATGCAGCGGGATCAGCGCCTGCACCGAACCGCGGGAGCGGACGATCATGGCATAGGCATTGCCGCGCAAGAGCAGATGCGCCTGCAGCATCCGACGGAACTGCGATGGCGTTTGCCAGCGATTGGGCCTTCGCCGCAGCAGCTGCCAGATCGAAACATCCGAGGCATCCTCGCGGGTCCGGGCATCGACCCGGCGCTTGATATGCAAGGGCAGAGTTGCCACCGCGCCGGAGATGATGCGCACGCAGGCATAGACTGCCGCCACCCGCATGGCGCTGTCAGGCGTCACCGCCATGCCGGAGCCGCTGACCGCCCCGGCCCTCAGCGCCGCATCCAGCTCGGCAGCGGAGGTGATGACCAGCCCGCCACCCGCCTCCTGGACGGACGCGCGCGGTGATGGGGCGTGCGGAGGTGAGGCCGCAGGCGGGGCGCCTGCAAACCAGCGGGACCAGAAGGACATGGGCATTCTTTCCGTAAGACGGGTAACCTACAGCACCAGGATGCTGCGGCTGTCATAGACCGAGCGGCCGGCATTGGCGTCGCGCAGGAGCGCCCGGCCGAGGGCGTTGCAGATCGCGACAATGCCGTCGATGCGCTCCGAGGAGCGTTCCTTGTCCGGCTTGATATTGCCGGCCGGATCATGGCGCACGGCGACATTCGAGGCATTCCAGCGCAGCACCGGATGCCCGCCATGCCAGAGGGCGCGAGAGACCGACAACCGCTCCAGTTCCGCGGTCGGCGCTGCCATGCTCAAAAAGCCCTGCCCAAATTGCACGAGGTTCAGCCCCTCATCCTGTAGATGCTGGACGATCTCACCAGCGAAGGTGCGGTCGTAAGAGAGCTCGCGCAGATCGTAGCGCCCCGCGAGTGCGATGATCTCCGCCTCGATGAAGCCAAAATCGGTGGCATTGCCGGGGGTGGCCACAAGGAAGCCCTGGTTGCGCCAGGTATCGTAGGGCACCCGGTCGCGCTTGCCGCGGCGCAGGATGTCCTCCTCCGGCACCCAGAAACGGGGCAGCACGATCCATTTCTCGGCGAGATCGCCGAGCGCAGGATCCAGCGTCGGCGGAAACAGCAGGACGAATGCCGAGAGATCGTTGACCCGGGCCAGGTCCAGCCCGCCATAGCACTCGCGGCCCAGCAGCTTGCCTTCCAGATCATCCAGCCCGGCGCGGATATCTCGCCAATCAGCCCCGTCACCCGGCCCGCCCTCGGCCCAGACGCCCATGTCGAGCCAGCGGGTGACCTGTTCGGTCCATTCATTCAGCCGCAGCCGCCGGATGGCGTTCTGCTGCGCCGGCATCTCGCGGGCCTCGTCGATCTGGCGCTTCAGGTCATCCGGCTTCACCGTCACTCCGAGGCTGGGATTAGCCTTCACCCAGACCGCAGGATCAGTCCAGTCATCGCCCGCGTCGATAGTGGCGATATAGGCAAACCAGCTATCGGCCGTCTCATGCGGCACAGACCCTTCCAGCGCCTTGACCGAGAACTCGTGATGCTGGCGACAGACCGAGTGGCGGTCATGCCCTGCCGTGGTGATCTCGACGATCAGCGGCTGGCGCCGCGCACCGGTGGCGGTGTTGAGCTTCTGAATGATCTCGGGTCCGGGGTGCTCATGCACCTCATCGACGGCGGCGAAGTGGACGTTGAGCCCGTCCATCTTGCTGGCGTCGGCCGAGAGCGGCCGGAACCACGAGGCGGTGGGCAGAACCGCGAGGTTGTTGACCGTGCGCGTCACCCGCGCTGCCAGCGCCGGGCTGGAAGCGACCATGCGCTCGGCCTCGCCGAACACGATGCGCGCCTGATCGCGAGTGGTGGCCGCGGCATAGACATGCGCGCCGGCCTCGCCATCGGCGATCAGCGCGTAGAGCGCGATGCCTGCGAGCAGCGCGGATTTGCCATTCTTGCGCGCCACCTCGAGGTAAGCTGTGCGGAACCGCCTGAGTCCATCGGCGCGTTTCCAGCCAAAGACGGATCCGACCGCGAAGGCCTGCCACGGCTGCAGCACAAAGGGCTGGCCGGCCCATTCCCCGGTCGAGTGCCGCAGGTGGCCGAAAAACTCGATCGCGTGCAGCGCGGCGGCGCGGTCCCAGGAGAGGCCACGGGTCTTGCCGGTCTTCAGGTCCTCCAGATGCCGTGCGCAGGCCAGCTTCACCAGCCGGCCCGCGGTGATCTTGCCGCCGGTGACTGCCTTTGCATAGGCGGTGACCGGGCATGCCGGTGCCTTTGGCCCCGCACCGGATTTACGCGCTGCTGCCACGGTTCAGATAATCCTCGAACGGGTCGCGGGTGTCAGTCGGTTCAGCCATGCGCACCCGGGTGCGACTAGATGGCGTCATCCCGAACTCACTCTCGATCTGGCCCATCTGCGCGAGGCATTTATTGGCCACGGCCAGGAACGGGTTCTGGATGATATTGCCGCCCACGGTCTTCACCACCGGGCCGCGGCGCTTGACCTCGGCCTCCGCCTCGAGCCAGCGGCGCCAGATCACCACGTAACGGGCCAGCGCGCCGACATCGAGTTCGGTCATCACCCCATGCCGGGCCAGCAGCTCGGCCATCTCGGTGAACTTTGCGGCGGCCGCATCGTCGAGGTGATCGGGAGCCGGCGGCACCGCCACGACCGGCTGCGGCTCGGCGGGGTTCATCCGGTGCGGCCGCGCCGTGCCTTTCACCAGCTTCAACTGCGTCGGGAGCGGTTTGCGGCCAGCCATGATTGACGTCCTTCCTGATGTTCCCTCCCCACAAAGCAATGATCTTGCTGCGATTTGCCTACACTTCGCAGCGCGGCGGAGCGACTCTGATGACACAAGGACGCTGCATCAGAGCCAGGGAGGCCCGAGATGACCCGCCGCACCACCGACAATTCCGAGGCCCTGAGCGCCTTCATCGGCAAGAAAGCCGAGATCGACGCGATGCTGGTCCGGCTCACCGCCCTCAGCGACGAGCACTTCAACGCCCACCCCGACGAGGTGACCTGGGGCCACGTCGGCACGCTCGAGCACTACGCCAGCCTGCTGAAGCGCATCACCGACAGCGCTTTCGGCGAGGGCGAGCACGCCGAGTGATCTCCGGCCCCGCCGGAACTCCTGCCGCGCCGTTGCGCGGCTCGGGGTCGTAGGAGGGTCGCGACGGTCGCGGCCCCGAACACGGAGACCCCAGATGACCAAGCTTTCCGATACCCAACTCGTGATCCTCAGCGCCGCCGCGCAGCGCGAGGACCGCAACGTCCTGCCGCTCCCCGGCTCGCTCCGCGGAGGCGCCGCCGCCAAGGCGGTCGGCGCGCTGCTGAAGCGCGGGCTCATCGCCGAGACCACGACCGACAGCCGGGCCAAGGCCGACGCCGCGCTCAACCGCATCTGGCGCAACGACGAGGTCGGCGACGCCATCCTCCTGCACATCACCGACGCGGGCCTCGCCGCCATAGGCGTCGAGCCGGACGGCGGCGACAACGCGCCCACGGGCGCGGACGAGGCGCCGAGCGCAGAAGCCCCGCAAGACGCTCCGGCCGAAGCCGGCTCCGCGCCCAAGGCGCGCATACCGCGCACGGGCACGAAGCAGGCGAAGCTGATCGAGATGCTCCGCGCCGAGGGCGGCGCGACCATCGACGAGATCGTGGCGGCCCTCGACTGGCAAGCTCACACGGCTAGGGGCGCCATGTCCGGCGCGCTGAAAAAGAAGCTCGGCCTGACCATCACCTCCGAGAAAATCGAGGGGCGCGGTAGAGCCTACCGCATCACAGACAACTGAAGCCGCACACCACGATGGTCCCGATGACGCCGTCCCGCATGGGGCGGCGGTGCTTCATTCCGAGTTCCGCATCCGGATCGCCTCGAACAGCCGGCGCAGCAGGTAGCCGCGCGCCAGCGAGACGCCGACGAAGGCGAGGCCGATGGTCAGATGCTCCGAGAGACCCGTCTCGATCCCGAACCACGGGAACACGACGATCTGCGTGGCGATGGCCAAAACGTAGCCGACGACAACGTTTGCCGCGGCCTCGACCATCGACATGGTCCGGCTCTGCTTCATCTCAGGCTCTCCAGAAATGCTGTCACGAATTCCGCCGCGAGCGGCGGCACGATCGCATTGCCGTAGCCCCGCAGGAGCCCCATGCGGCCGGGTATCCCATCAGCCAGCGGGAATGTTCCTGGCTCAACGGGCCGCCAGCGGTTATCGCGGCAGAGGAGCCAATCCGGATCTCGCCAGACGCCGTGCGGCGTCCCGTCCTTGTGATCTTGCAAGGTCGACGGCATCCATCGCCAACAGGGTTGAGGTGGGTTCAGCGACATTGGCTCACAAAGACTTGAACAGAATCAGGCGAGGACCCACATTCAGACAATAACCTACGTCGGAGTTCTCTTATGCCCCTGCCTTTTCTCGCCATTGCCGTTCCTGTTCTCCACTCCTCAGGTGCATGGATCGCTTCGACAGCAGCCTCCGGCTACATCGCCGGGACGCTATCGGGCACATGGATCGGTGCATTCGTTCTCGGCAACAGCACTCTGCTCGGCAGTCTCGGGTTGGTATCGGCGGCAGGCATCTTCGGCGCCACCGGCGGCCTCGCTGCTCTTTCGTCAAGTGCTGCCCTTGGAGTCGGCTCCGCGTTGACTGCCGTCGGACTGGGCGGCGTTGCCAGTACGCTCGGGATTGCTCCGGCTGCAACGTTCCTAGGACTCACCCCTGTCGGATGGGCGATTGCCGGCGCGGCAGCTACGGTCGTCGCCACGCTGGGCTACTATTTCACTCGAAAGACGATGCGTCGCATCAATGAAGAGCGTGAGAAAGGCGGGCTCGAGCCCATCACGCTGACGGAGATCGTCAGAGAAGTTCGCCTTCTCGAAGCGCAGTCCCTGGAAGCGATCCTCGCGCGGCTCGATGCCGAGTTGGGAAATGTTTCCCTTTCCAAAGACCACAAAGAACTGACCGTGGATGGTCAGGTATTCTCGCTCCATCGTCTGAAGTATGTCGTGAACGAGGATGGCTCCGAAGAGCTCGTGTTCGTTACCCGAACTGGACGAAAAAAGCGGGTGCTGCTGGTAAAGGCTGCTCCGGGACCTGACGGGTTTCCTGCGTAAGCCACGCCATCCACGTCGTCAGGTCGCAGAGGCCGCCTCCGTATCGGCCTTGTCGCCCAACCGCTCGGCCTTCACCTCAGCGAAGGTCCGGCCGTCGCCGTCGAGGATCGCATCCTTGCCGGTTTCAGCCTGCCAGCGTTCGACGGCGACATCGACATAGGCCGGGCTGATCTCCATCGCGAAGACGCGGCGGCCGTTGGCCTCGCCGGCCATGATCTGCGACCCGGAGCCGGAGAACGGCTCGTAACAGAGCCCGCCACGGGCGACGTGCTGGCGCATCGGGATCCCGAAGGCGTCGAGTGGTTTCGGCGTCGGGTGATCGGGCCGTTCGTCCCTGGCGAAGCTGGGCATCTCCCAGGTCGAGGGCAGCGTCTCGTCCGCCACCTTCGGCGGGCGGTTCGGGCGGCGCCAGCCCATGAGGCAGGGCTCGTGCTTCCACAGGTAATGCGACCGGGTGAGAACACCGCGGTCCTTCACCCAGATGATCTGCTGGTGGACGAAGGCGCCGGCCTTCTCCCAGCAGGCCTCGAGCATCGCCTGCCGGCGGGAGGCGTGCCAGCAATACCAGGCCGCGTCCTCGGTGATCGCCTCGGCCACGGCGGCGCCGATGAAGCCGTCGTAAAGCTCCGCGCCCTGAGAACTGTCGTCCCAGGTCACGCCATACGACTGCGACCAGTCCTTGTTGCGGGTCGGGTGGTTGCTGCCGTCGTAATCGACCAGATACGGCGGGTCGGTCGCGAACAGCACCGCCCGCTCGCCGTTCATCAGCCGGCGGACGTCGTCGTCGCTCGTGCTGTCCCCGCAGAGCAGCCGGTGATCGCCGAGGATCCAGAGATCGCCGGTGCGCGAGACCGGGTTGCGCGGCGGCTCGGGGATAACGACAGGCGGGGTCGAGCCTTCCTCTTCCCCCTCGGTCCCGGCCAGCAGCCGGTCCAGCTCACCATCCTCAAAGCCCAGGATACCGAGATCGAGCCCGGCCTCCTTCAAATCTGTGAGCTCCAGCGACAGCAGCGCCTCGTCCCAACCGGCGTTGAGCGCGATGCGGTTGTCCGCCAGCACCAGTGCCCGCCGCTGGCTGTCGCTGAGCCCGGTCAGAGTGATCGTCGGCACCGTATCCATGCCGAGCAGTCGCGCCGCCAGCACCCGCCCATGACCGGCGATCAGCGTGCCGTCCTCGGCGATCAGCACCGGGTTCACGAAGCCGAACTCGCGGATCGAGCCCGCGATCTCGGCCACCTGCGCCTCGGAGTGAGTACGGGCATTCCGCGCGTAGGGCACCAGGCTGTCGAGGGGCCGATAGGCGACGGCGAGTTCACGATCGAGCATGGAATAGTTCCTTCGGATCGGGGGCTACCCCCCCTCGCCATTTTGGCCATGGATGCAGAAAGCTTGGCGCCCGGTCCGGGGCTGGAAGGCCCCAGAGATTTACCCTCCCCCCGGGGGGGCGGTGGTTTATGGTTGGCGGCGGGCGTTGCCGAAGCCGCCATCCTCGCTCGCGGTCTTGCGACTGTGACAGCTGGCACAGAGCGGCTGCCAACCGTCCGGGTCCCAGAACCGCTCCGTGTCGCCGCGGTGCGGGATGATGTGATCGACGGTATTGGCGGCGCTCACACGGCCCTGACGCTGGCATTCCGCGCAGAGCGGGTGCCGGGCGAGAAACATCTGCCGCGCACGCTGCCAGCGGGCGGACTTGTAGAGCGCCCTGACCGCGGGGTCGCGGTTACGGTCAGCATCGCGGTCGCGTTCACGCTTGTCGCGTCGCCCCACCGGGCGATGGATCGGCGGGCGCACAGGCATGGGGCCTCGCGAAATGGATGGAATGGGTGTGGGAACGATCGGTGGCGCTCATGGCGCTCTTCTCCCGATCATGCCCTGCTTGTAGCACGGATCTGTTGCATGTGTCGAACAGAAAAGTGTTGCAACACTTTGGACTCGTTCACGCATTCAGCCGCGCAGCGATCTTCGTGAGCGCCAGCTGCCAGCGCCGCCAGGCGGTGGTCCGGTCGCAGCCCATCTCGCCCGCGATCTGCTTCCACGGCACCCGTGCCGCGCGGGACCAGACCAGCCGCCGCTCGGCCTCCTCGATCCACAGCACCCAGTCGAAGGTCTGCTCGAGCCGGGTGATGGCTGCCGCCGAAGGCCAGACGCGCATCGGCTCCGGTTCCATGGCGGCGATCTCGCGGGGGCTGCGCAGTACCTGCGGCCAGCCGCTGAAATGCCCCCGTGCCTTCACCGCCGGCAGCTTGCGCAGGGTGCGGAACGCCTCCTCGAAGTGATCCGCCACATCGTCAGTGGTCCAGTGGCGCTCAGCCATCGCCGTGCCCTCCCTCGCTGGCGCGGGGGCCGTAGAGCTTGCAGCCCAGCTGCACGACCATCTCCCGCTCAGGCCAGCTCAGCCGCGGATCGTCGACCGAGACCGCCAGCAGCCCCAGCTCATGCCAGCCGTCCCGCCGGACCTGATCGGGGGCGCGGCGGGTGCCACCGTAACCGCGCGGCGTGAAGCGCATCATCGTCATCGTCTTGCAGGCCATCGTCATCTCCTGTCGTTCTGGCCGTCGTGATCGCGTGAGGCAGACACGAGGGGTGACGTGGAGGACCGCGGGCCCGGACGTCGCGGATGGGGGGTCCGGCCCGGAGGCCGGCCCTCCCATACGTAGTATGGGGAGATTCATTGTTCGACTTGTTCTGCGAGGCAGAGAGTTGATATTGCTTGCTTTTCTGCCTCCGAAGAAGTCGGACAAGGAAGTCAGACATGTCTGACTTCGACTTCCGTAAGTCATTGAAAAACAAGCCATCAGTCAGACAATCCCGGAAGTCTGACATTGTCGACTTATGTCGGACATGGCGTTTGTCAGACATCCACGACCTCCGGCCAGACCCAGACGGAGGGGTTCTCGACCTCGAGCGCGGCCCCCGAGGACGCGCAGCGGTAGTGGCTCGGAAGGACTGCGAGCCCCTGGCCCGTGATTTCCCCGGTCTCGGGATCGACCTGTTCCACGCGGCCGAAGCGCATGCCTTCGACGCACATGTAGCCGAAGCGGGACCGGACCAGCGGCAGGCCGTAGAGTGCGCCGTTGCGCTGGTACTTGATGAAGCCCTTGGTCGCGAGGACGTTGAGCCGGTCCTGGATGGTGTGCTGGCTGCCGAGGCCGGCGCGGTTCTCGAAGTTCGAGGCGAACTGGGTGGAGGTATAGAGCCGGCCTTCCGCAGCCTCCTCGTAGAGCAGGTCGAGGATCACCTCGGCCTTGCGATCGCGCTCGGCGTCGAGACGGGCCCCCACCTCCTGCCGCACGAGACGCTCGTGGCGGGCGTTCAGTTCGACCCAGGCGCCACCGATCTTGTCGACCAGCTTCGCCTCCAGGGCCGGTCCGTTGCGAAGTTCGATCTCGAGGCGGCGGGCGGTGCTGTCGTCGTCCGGGCGGTGCAGGATCAGGCCGCTGGTGTAATAACCCCGCAGCGCGCTGGCGCCGGAGAGAGCGAGGAACGGGTCATCCTTCACCTGCTGCTTCGAAAGCTTCTTCGTGTGGTGGACGAGGATGACACCTGCATCGCGATTGACCGCCGCCTGCAGCGCTTCGACCCGCTCCTTGAGGAAGAACATCATCGCGCTGTTGTCGTTCTCGCCGCCGCTGCCACCGTTCGGACCCGCCGAACCGCCGTCGAAGACGTTGCGGATCGGATCGACGCAGAGAATGTCGGGCGGGCTGTCGCGGAAAGCGCTCCGGATCGCCTCCAGCACGCGGGTGACGCCACCGTGGTCGAGCAGCAGCTTCAGCCGCGGGGTGGCGACGAAGCCGTCGCGCGCGGCAACAAGGACTTCGGACGGCAGGCCGATCTGGTGGAGGCGCTCGCGCAGGTAGTGATACTGCAGCTCGGCCTGCAGGTAGAATACCCGCAGCGGCCGCGGCGGCGTGAAGCCGAGGAACGGCACGCCGGCAGCCATGTGGACGAGCCAGGAGATCAGGAAGTCGCTCTTGCCGACCTTGGGCGCTCCGCCGAGGACGAGCAGCCCGCCCGGGGTCAGCACCCGAGGCGCGATGATGTCGTCGGGAAGCGCGCTGCGGTCATCGAGCAGCTGGCCGAGGCTGAAGCAGGCGAGCGGGGCTGTATGCGACTCCTGCCGCGGCGGCTGCGCAGGTCCGTTGCGTTCGAGATGACGCTGCCACAGCCGGCGCGTCTCGGCCTTGAGCCGATCCTCGGGCCATGGCGGGCGCAGCATCGCGGCGTTATAGCTGCAGATCGCCTCCCAGGCCTCATCGAGCGTCATGCGCCCCTCATGGGCCTGGCGCAGGTAATGGCCGATCGCGGCACTGGCGCCCTGGAACCGTGTCCAGTCATCCGCCGCGCCTTCCCGCACCGGCGTGGTGAGCACGGCATCGACGGAGGGTTTTGCATCAGAATTGAAGTCGAGGGGCTTGCCCGATGACGACGGCTCTGCCAAGGCCGGCATGGCGATCGCCCGAGTCTCGAACTCGGCCAGATCGACCTCGATCGCCTGATGATCGATGATCCTGACCTGCGATCTCAGGCCGTGCTTGCCATGGATGGTGCCCGGAACCCGCACCGGCTGGTGCGCCGAACCGAAGCTGCCGTCACCACCGACCTTGCGGGCGATCTCGGCGCGCAGGCGGCAAAGACGGGCGATATCCGCACCATGCGCGGGCTCGCTCAGCTTCCACCACAGATGCAGCTTCTTCTGACCGCCCTCGGTGATGCCACCGCTTTCCACCGTGAGCGTGGCGGGACCGAGATGGCGGATGAGGTGATCGCGCTTGGCGACAATATCGCCCTGATCAAGATCGACCACGAGGGCCTGCATCTGCAGCACATGCCCGGCGCGGGCTTCGCCACGCTGCGCCACGGTGCCGGGGATGACATAGATGGCGCGGCTGATCTGGGCGGCAGCTTCGGCGCAGGCGGCAACGGTCGCGGGCGCACCCGCATCGGCAGGCAACCAGCGCAGATCACTCGGCGGGGGCGGCGTCACGCCCTTCTCGGGCAGGCCGCGCAAGGGGATCAGTCCGTCGCACCAGGAGAAGACGACATCGAGAAAGAGCGCGATCTGCGCCGGATCGACCGCCGGCACGCTCATTGTAGCCGCCCTTCGCCGGGCTCCAGATCGGCGGGCTGGATATAGACCGCGAAGAGGTCCTCGCCATCCTCATGCTGGCCGGCTGCTTCGAAGAAGTAATACCGGTCTGGCATCACCAGCTCGGTCAGCTCCCAGCGGCGGTAATACCCCGGCAGACGTTTCAGGAGATCAGGCGGCGGAATGGGCGGCAGTGTCATCGATCGGGCTCGTGAACAGGGGCTTCACCTGTTCAAAGGCCACCCCCGCACGCCGATCGGGACATTGAAGCCGCGATTAAATGTGATATCTATAATTAAAATTGATATCGAGCGAGCTTCATCATGGCCCAGATCGTCGTGCGTCAGATCCCGGAAGAGGTGCATCGCGCGCTGAAGGCGCAGGCCGCCGCGCATGGTCGGAGCGCCGAGGCTGAGTTGCGCGAGATCATTGCCCGCGCGGTGCTGCCGCAGTCGCGCCCGCGCGCGGGTGATCTGATGCGCAGTATCTGGTCCGGCGCCGAGACGGACGACCTTTCGGTCGAACGCGACCGGACGCCCGCGGAGCCGGCCGGTTTCGAATGATCATCCTCGACACCAATGTCGTCTCGGAGACGATGAAGCCGGCGCCAGAGCCGCGGGTGATCGACTGGCTCAACCGGCAAGAGTTGACCACCCTGCACCTGACCACCATCAGCCTGGCCGAGTTGCGGTTCGGCATTGCATGCCTGGACGCTGGGCGGCGTCGGGACGATCTTGACGCGCGGCTCGAGCAGATGCTGGCCGAGGTATTTCCGGCACGTATCCTGTCGTTCGACGAGGCCGCTGCCAGTGCCTTCGGAGTATTGATGGCAACGGCGCGCCGGCAGGGACAGGCCGTGAGTTTTGCCGATGGCGCGATTGCTGCCATTGCCGCGGCACAGGGCTATCCCGTCGCTAGCCGCGACACCGCGCCCTTCGCCGCCATGGGCGTGGAGGTGGTGGATCCGTGGCACGAGGCGGCTCAAGGCCGGTAATGGCCTCGCAGGCGCGCGGCGGCGCGTTGATAACGTTTCCGCGCCGCCCCATCGGACAGGCGGAGCGCGCTTGCCATCTCGATCTGATTTAAGCCGTCCACCGCGACGCCAAGGACCAGATCGGCATCTGACCCGATTACCGCCGACAGATCAGCCCGCAATTCCGCCCGCATCCGGGCCCGTTCCGCCCATGACGGCGGCGCGGCAATCCAGTCGGGTTCTACCTCCGCGCAAGATTGCTGGCGGTCGATCTCGCGTCGATGGGCGCGCAACAGATCGCGTTCGGTGTTCATCAGCACGGTGGCGGCGATATTGGTGACGCGACCGAGATCAAGGGTCCGGATGATTTCCGTGCTGCGGGCCAGGAGGTCGGAGTTGATCTCGTCAGCAGTGCCGACACGACGACGCAGGCAGCGGTTGCGGATCGCATCGAGCCCCGGCCACAGGGAAAGCAGCATGACGTGCAGGGCCAATCCCGCGGGACGATCGCGGCCTTGTGACCTGCGCACGAGGGCAGCGAGAATGGCGTTTCGCCCATCGAAATCGAGATGCCCATGATGCAGGGCGCCGAGCAGCCCGACGATATCGGTGTAAGGCCGAAGCGACGGTTCGGTCGACCGGACGGCACGATAATCGCGTTGGGATTGCAGGGTCGACGACGAACGGGCGAGATCCTCGCGGATCGCGGACCAGGAGAAAGACACGGGACGCCAGCCTTCCGGCCGGGCGTCCAGCGCCTCTCTCGGGCCTCAGGGCGTCGTGCGCCTCTGATGATCGGGAAATTCAGGGGAACGGCGCGGCTTAACGCGCCGGTCCCTTCGTCTGGCTCATGGTCCCGCAGCGCCGGCAGGTCGCCGTGGCGGGATAGCTGAACAGATATTCGTGACCGCGCGCGAAGCTCACATGCATCAGGCCGTCGCGGTGGATGCCAAGCAGTGCGCCGCAGCAGCAACGCCAGTCGTTAGATGAGATGCGGGGCGTGCGGTCCTGCGCGCAGCGCACCGCCGCGAGATGAGAGTTGTGGGTCGGCATTTGAAATGCTCCGTCGTTGAAGGAGCAGCTCAAATGAAACAGCGAATCGCAGTTAGTCAGAGCCCCTGAACGCAGTTGGAGCGCAGTTGGCGGTCAGACCGCGATCTCCCATTGTCCGCGCTTCGGAGAGCGCATGAAGCCAGCCTTCAGCTTGTCCCACAATGGCTGGCCAAAAATGCTGCTGAGGGATTGCCCCCCGAACCCTGCGATCATGTCCTCGGTCTTCATGGGCGTCGGATATGCCTGTACCAGTCGATCGATGACCGTGACGCGATTTTCCCCCACAATGTCGATCGTGCCTCGGCCTGGTACGCTCAGCACCCCGGCGCCGGTGCCCGACTTGTGGAACTCGACAGCCGCCCCACCTTGGGCCAACGAACGGTTCCGACGAAATGCTGCCGTCAGGCTTGTCAGATCGACAGCAAATTCGGCTCCCTCCGGCAGAATATGGTCGGCGAGTCTGGCGAGCACATTTGCCGCCAGGCAGACGCCGGCCACGTCGCCCGCCTGCAGGACGAGCCCGATCCCCTGTTTGTCACGCGCGCGAAGCTCGGTGTCGATGGCGGCGCGGACCCGTTCGTCCTCGAGTCGGCGCGCGAGATAGAGCGGCACATCACGCCCGTCGATTTCGAGTGCGCCGAGCGCGATGAGGTCGGGCCGGATGTTCTCCATCGCTGTGATGTCCAGCGCCTTGCCAAGCTGCTCGCGCAGGTGGCTGGCGACCCATCCGTCTCGAATCCGATAGACACGGTAGCGCTCAGGCAGCGCGGCCGACGATGACTGGCCGTCGCTCGAGTGAAGCTCGAGTCCTTCAGGACGCTCCACGACCTTTGCCACATGTTCCCCGAAATCGTCTTCTTCGTCGATCAGGTCGTCACCCTCCCAACCTGAGGGGACCAGGAACCCGAGATCGAGCAGGGTTTTGACGTCTACCCCCCGCTCATGAAGCCAGGCACCGTTTATCCGGTCAGATGCCAGGTTCCACAAAGCCAGCAATGCAGGCAGCACCGCCGTGCTCTCTCTGGGCGTCGGTGCGCGACCATCACGCAATATGCCCCAATGGCGGAGCAAGCGGTGACCGAGGACGCGCTCGAACGGATCATCCAGGCTCAGCAGGCTCGTGGTGTTTCGATCCGTCAGGGTAAAGTCCAGCGTGCGCTCGCCGTCCACGCCCGCCCGCCGGTATTGAACAGCAATTTCCACGAACCGCATCGCGAGGGCATTGCGAAATATCCTCTCAAGGCCCGGCTGATCGCTGATCAGCTGGCCTATGTCTTCATCCAGGGACGTCGAGACCGACAGCCTGTTGGCGAGGTTTCCGATACTGATGTCCGCGCGGATCACGCGAGCTCGCAGGATGCTTGCGTCGTCGAACTCGGGGAGTCCCAGATCGAACCCGTTAAAGAACCGCGCGATGTCGTAGGCCTGAAAATCGACAGGTTGTTGCGAGGGCTCTTGCTCGAGGACCGTTCTGATGAAGCTCTCGGCCGCGTCATGGCGAAGCTTTCGGGTCCCAGCACGGACATGCACGCGTCCGGTACTCGGGGTGTGCACGATCATGATTTCCCCTGGTGGGCGGAAATACATTGTCGTGCGCTGCCCGTCGTCGTGGAGTTCCCGCACACTGGTGGGGGCTTCCGGGTGAACCACAAGGTACATGACCTCGGCGGGCACATCGCCGTCCTGGGGAATAGCGAACCGGTCGACTTCATACCCGTCACCCCGATCGAGCCTATCCCGCAGATCGTCCAGCAAGGTGTCCAGCGCTGATGAGGCGACATCAGCCGCGCCGTCTTCCACAGGCGCGACCATGAACGTCTGGTAGTGGCGTCATAGCGGCGATAGAGCCGCAGATGCAGGGTGTTCTCGGCCGCCTCGAACAACATCGGCTCCTTGAGATAAGCCCACAAGCTGCGCGCCAGCGCGTCGCGCTGCCCCTCGAACTCGCGCTTCTGCTCTGTCGTCAGTTTGGAGCGAACCAGTCCGTCGAGCGCGAACTGGCCGCGATCTGACGACATGGTGACGATGCGGGCCGCTTCGGTTTCGAGCGGTGACAGCTTCTCTTTGCGCTGCTCGCGCAGCATGGCGGCGGCCGGCACGTTCCCGTCCGTTTCATCCGGATCGAAGTAGTAATCGACCAGCCAGGTCAGTTTGTCGAAAACCCGCATTTGCAGGAACGCGGCGATCATCGACGCCTCAGCATCGCCGAACAGGCGGAACAGGGCGGGGCAGGACTTGGCAGGCGCTCGAACCATGCAGGTCTCCATGATCAGAGTTTGCCAAGGCTAACCCGAGAGGGGAAAAAGGCAAAATAATCTTGTGCCCGCTGTCCCGATCCTCCGGGACGGGTGGCTTTTCCTCAGGAGAAGCAACCGGGCTGATCCTGATGAAACGACCCAATCCCCTGTCCCCCATGCTGATGACCCCGGCCGAGCGCCGCGCCGAACTGTGCAGGCTGCTGGCGCTCGGGCTGGGTCGGCTGCGCACGCGGGAGACAGTAGAAGAATCTGACGACACTGGAGAAAGTTGCCTACACTATCCGTCCGACCAATGCCGTCATGCAACTCCAACGCAACGGAGAAATGCATGAACAAGCCCGATCCCATCCCCGCGCGCCTGGCCGCGCTGAAGACCGCGACCACGCCGGAATTGAAGGCGCAGTGGCGTGACCTGTTCGACAGCGAGCCGCCGCCGTTCAACCGCCGCTATCTCGAAAGCCGCATCGCCTATCGCATCCAGGAACTGGCCTATGGCGGGCTGAAGCCCGAGACAATCCGGCGGCTGGAACGGCTTGGCGAGGAACTGGACGGCGGGGACAAGAGGAAGCGCGGCATCCGCGCCGATCGCGACCGCCCCATCACCGGCACACGGCTGCTGCGAGAATGGCAGGGCGTCGAACAGATCGTCACCGTCACCGCCGATGGCTTCGAATGGCAGGGGCGGCCGTACAAGTCGCTGTCGGCCATCGCGCGGGCCATCACCGGCACGCGTTGGAACGGGTGGACCTTCTTCGGGCTCAAGAACCACAGGGGGCGGACATGACGAAGCCGCCGGAAAAATCGAAGGTCGTCCGCAAGCTGCGCTGCGCGGTCTACACCCGCAAATCCTCCGAGGAAGGGTTGGAGCAGGAGTTCAACTCGCTCCACGCCCAACGCGAGGCCTGCGAAGCCTATATCGCCAGCCAGCGGTCCGAGGGCTGGGTTCTTGTCCGCGATCAATATGACGACGGCGGCATCTCGGGCGGCACGTTGGAGCGCCCCGGCCTGAAGCGGTTGCTGGAGGATATCGAGGACGGGCTGGTCGACGTGGTCGTGGTCTACAAGATCGACCGCCTCAGCCGCTCGCTCGCCGACTTCGCCAAGTTGGTCGAGGTCTTCGACCGGAACGGCGTGACGTTTGTTTCCGTGACCCAGTCCTTCAACACGACCACGTCGATGGGGCGGCTGACGCTGAACATCCTGCTGTCCTTCGCCCAGTTCGAGCGCGAGGTGACGGCCGAGCGCATCCGCGACAAGGTCGCCGCGAGCCGGAAGAAGGGTATGTGGATGGGGGGCGTGCCGCCCTACGGCTACCGGGTGGAAAACCGCAAACTGCTGGTGGACGAGGAAGCCGCCGCGCACGTCCGCTGGATCTTTGCCCACTTCCTCGAGATCGGGTCGGGCACGGAGCTGGCGAGAGAGATCACGAAACGCGGCATCCGAACGCCGCGCGGCAACCGGATCGACAAGAAATACATCTACCGGATGCTGAGCAACCGCGCCTACATCGGCGAGGCGGTGCACAAGGGCGACAGCTACCCCGGCGAGCACGACGCCATCATCGACCGCGAGACGTGGGACCGTGTCCACACCATCCTGCAGGAGAGCCCGCGCAAGCGCGCGGCCCGCACACGCGCTGATACGCCCGCGCTGCTGAAGGGACTGCTGTTCGGGCCCGATGGCGCCGCCTTCTCGCCGACGCACACCCGGAAAGGCGACAAGCTCTACCGCTACTATGTCAGCCAGACCGTGCTGAAGCACGGTGCTGGATCCTGCCCGGTGGGTCGTGTCCCCGCAGGTGAGATCGAGGCTGCCGTCATCGACCAGTTGCGCGCCGTGTTCCGCCAGCCGGAGATCGTTGCGGGGACGTGGAAGGCGGCGCGCGCCCATGCTGACGACATCACCGAGGCCGATGCCCGCGCGGCCCTGCAGCAGCTCGATCCGCTGTGGGACGAACTGTTCCCCGCCGAGCAAGCCCGCATCGTAGCGCTGCTGGTTGAACGGGTCGACATCAGTACGGGCGGCCTGAATGTCCGGCTCCGCGTCGACGGGCTCGGCAGCCTCGCTCGCGAGATGCAGACAGGCGGTATCGAGGCCGCAGCATGA